ACTCAACTTCATGCCGCGAAGAGCAACCTTTAGGCCGCGCTCGTCGATGAACCCAGCAATGTCAATCAGGGCCTGTTCGAGAGAAGTCTCGTTCAAGTCTGCTTGCGTTGCGAGGGTGTTCGAGAAGTTTCCGCCACCCGTTGTGGGGTGAGCCGAGTTAATCAACGACACGCCGTCGCCGCCCGGGAAGTTGGACGAGAAGGCGTTGTTGAGAACCGACGCTGCCGTCACCTGCTTGGTGTTCGACATGCTGCGGGCCAGCGCGCGGGTGTAACGAGCACTGAGCTTGTCGTAGAGGTTGTCCTCTACAGCTTCTTCAGTGATCGCAAATGCCAGCGCGACGGTGTTGTGGGTGTAACGGGCGGTGAAAGCCTCACCAGCCGTATCATAGCTGATGGCAGAGCCTTCGCCCTTTACCGGAGCCTGACCGAAACCAGACAGCATGACCTCTTCTTCAAACGCGCGATCCGAAGTCTCCGTATCGAAGATCTCAGCGTGCTCGTTGTCGTAGCGGTCGTACTCCATGCCGAACAAGGCATTTAGACCGGGCTCAAGTTCCTTGAGAAGTTGTGAACGTGTTATAGCCATAGCTCAAAACTCCCTTTAGATGCCCGCACCAGTACCGTTAGCATTGTAACGGTAGAAGTGGTTGTTGAGGAGGACGATAGCCAAACGGCCAGCAACGGAGGCATCCGAATTGGAAGGAGAATCCTCGAATCCAATAATGCGGAGGTTTAATGTGTTGGTGGTGTTAGCTGTCGATACTGCGAGTTCACCAGCAGAGAGGCCAGAGATGGCATTGCCGGTTATCGCAGTGGCGAAGTTAGCGTTGGCATGGACCAGAGAATCCGCAGCAGCCGCATTGCAGTTGATGAGGAAGAGCTGGTCGGGATCTGCCGAGATCGTTGCCGTAGCAATCGAGTTCGCATACACCGCAGCCGTGCCCGGCCAAGAAGGAGCCCAACGGGGTTTGCCCGTCAGATCAATGTAGTTGCAGCCAAGGAAAGCGCCCAGAATCGGAACGGTGCCACCGTTGGCATTGCCAACAATGTCAACCAGACCGTTTGCCAGCGGAATCACAGGAGAGCCCTGAAAGATTACGCTCGACGTACCGGCGGTAGCCGCCGTCTGGATATTGAACACCATGTCACCATTGGTGTTCGCCGCGCTTCCAAGCATGCGATACGGGCGGAGCCCGAACGAGGCATCAATGTTTGCCATTGCCTAGATCCTTATTGTTTTTCGGAGGAACGATTTCCGCCGAAACTAACCCGTGACTGTCGCTCAGGACGCATCATAGGCATCGAAGAGTGTTGGTCTCGCAAGAGATCATTATCCACAGCCTCAATCTGCTCGCGCGTTTGATTCTGAAAATAAGCGGTTCTCTGCTTAACAATGTCTAACGGAATACGGGCTAGGACCAATCCGCCAACCGCAATAACTCCGGCATGTCTGCCATCGTTAATCGTGGGGAGATCCCATTCAGGGTATTCCTCGGCGCGAACCAGCTCGAAGCCTTCGCGTAAACGGGCGGAAAGATTTTTCCGGTCGTCAAAGCCGTTAGTCTCCATGCGGAGCCAGCGGTGCTTATACCCCTCGGGAGCGGGGGGAGCGTCCAAAGAGGACGGTGGTTTCCACGTCTGTGGGCGCGAGTCTTTCTCGCGGACATTCTCGGAGCGGGGCTTACGGTCCAGTGTCATAAGACTAACCTTGTTGCTGCATACGAGTATGTCTTGCATACTCTTCTAAACTAACACCCAGTGACTTGGCAACTTTAATCTGACTTTCGGTCAGTTTAACCTTGTTTCCACCGGACTTAACAGTATTCCTTGCCGACCCAACCGTCGGTTGCGGGCGGGTATTCTGAGCTACCTGCTTGAATTTGTGAGGAAATTCCCCACGAATACGGGAGTCGAGTTCCCTATAGTAATCATCAGATGCGGGGTCGAAACCTTCAACCTCGATTAAGTCTGCATGGATGGCATAGGCCGTTGCCGTCATGGCGCGGTCGTTGCCAAACCAATCATTCCGCTCGGCCCAAGACCTAGCTTTCGGGTCAGGCTGCGGCGCTTGAGGCGCACGTTGAACCGGAGGAGGAGCTGCGGCAACAGCCGCACGTTGGGTCTCGTCATGCTCGCGACGAGCACGGGTCTGACGGAGCTTGTCGTTCTCAACAGCAAGAGCTGCCAAGGAACTCTGAGCGTCGATCTGAGCGTCGATGTTGCCCTCGTCGATTGCCCGGCGGAGTTCCTCGCGGACCATCTTCTCCTGTGTTTTGAGTCGGTTATCGAACTCTTGCACAAGAGACTTGTCGAGACGATGCGCCCGATCCTGATAGGTGTCGAGCTGGCCTTTCAGACCCTTGGCAAACTCTAGCGCAGCCTGTTCACGGCGCTCGGCTTCCCGGACCTTATAGGTGAGCTTGTCAATCCGCTTCCTGACAGATTCGGAGTGCTCCTCCAGATCCCTGTCAGCTTTTGCTGATGCCGTCTCTTCCTTTTCTACAACGGGAGTTTCCGTTGGAGCCTCGTCCACCAACGTGACTTCTATCGAGCCGTCGTCTTCGTTCTTGTCTTCTCCGGACATAGCAATCTCCATTGCTGCGCTGTCAGACATTGAAGATGTCTGCTGGATCAGCGATTGTTGCGATGACTTCATCATCGTTGATAATGCGGACTTCTCCACCCTCGATCCGGAATCGGGCTCCGCAATAGCGACCGATCATGACCCACTGACCCTTTTTGCACCAAGGCCCCATGGGGAACTTTTTAATGTCCGCATAGGCGTCAGGACCCACGCCAAGAACGTAGGCTACAACGGTAGCCAGACTTTGAGACTCTATGTAGGCGTCGGTAAACTCTATGCCACCCTTTGACTTCTTGGATCCTTTGTAGGGGAGCACAAGAAGGCGCCAGCCAGTTGGCTGGGGCATACGACCAAGTACCGTGTCAGGGATTTTAGTGGGGTCGAGAACCCTGTCAGACTCTGAAACAAACGCTTGTTGCAGGCCGGTGGCCTCTGAGCCGGGCTCCTTTGGAACCTCTGTTTCAACAGGCCTACGTGAAAGCCAGTTTGGAAGTATGAGACTACCCATCGTCTTGATCACCTTGTCTTTTTAGCAGAAAGCGAAGTTCTTCCTCAACCTCCTTCCACACTTCGAGTTTGCCTCGAAGGTGGCGGAAAGCAGCATAGTCCTGAACCGAGCCTTCTGTAATCGCCTCAGTGACTGTATCGCGCCGCTCACGGATTACCTTAAACAATCTGTCAATAATGTAAATATCTGACACGGAGGTTTTCCTTATTTTATCTAAAGACGTGACAGATTACTTCTTCTCGCAATACCCTTCACGACGGGCATTGTTGATCTTGACCTCTGTAATTGTCTGGGCTGTGTCTTTGGAAGACCACGACACATCCCTCCAAACCGAGCAGGCTGACAGGTTAGTCTCTTTTGTGCCCGTCAGATTCGAGCAACCTGTCAGGACTGACAGCAGCATTATCCCCAGAACTGATCGCATTTTGTACCCTCCTCAGTGCGTCGGCCTGCGCCGCTGCGGTAACTTCTGCAATGGCGTCACCTCGTATCTTGAGGTAGACGCCACCTAAGAGAGACAAGACCACACCCCCTATAAGGATGTACTTGCCCAGAGGACTGAACAATAACCCCATCACGAACCCTCCTCGTCGAGCCTTTGCTTGCGGAAATACCAGACGGCTGCTGCCGCTGCGATGATAACAATGAGAATCAGGATGGTCGGGTTGAACGACCCGAGCAGATCACCGCCCTCACGAACCATCGGCATGACTTCCTGCACGACAGCAATCGTACCCAAACCACCAGCCGCAACGGCAGCGTTGGCCTCCTTTGACTGGGTAATTGATTTACGCGCCTTGGGCTGATCGGGCTCTGCACGGGCTTCGTCAACAGAGATCGGCTTCTCTGTATCAAGGCCGCGCCAGAGTTTAACTTCAGCCCTGCGACGGCGAACGAGGCCCGGTAATTCCTTACCACCGCCCTTGGTCCACTTCATAAACTCGGCAGGAACTTCGTCAAAGCGTCCAGCGTTGACTCTCTTCAGCAGTGTGGATTTAGCCAGAGCGCCAACGCCAGCGTTGTAGGCAAAGTCTACCAGAGCATCAAACTGGCCCTGTGTGAGATCGACTTTGACGTACTTGCGGACGCCAGCCTCGTACTGCTCCATATCCTCTTTAAGGATCTCTTCAGCTTCGTCCTTGGTAATCACAAGATCAGGGTTAACGATTGGAGCGCCTGCGGCGGACGTATGACCATAGCCAATGGTCCAGACTGCTGCCGGGCACTTGTACGCCTTTAGTCTAAGACCCTCGAACTCTTTTACAATGGCAAGACCGGCTGCTGACATTCTCATCTACATTCTCCCTATTTTGCGATGTCGCGGGCTGTTTGGTTAATTCGGGCTTTCACAGCGATTATATCACGCGGCTGTTGCTTAAAAGCAACTGCAACATAACCAACCATATGGCCTGCATCCGGTGGCGCTGCACCTCGGCACAAGTACGTTACGTTGCGACTTAGCAACCAGTCGCCAAGATCAGATGACGACTCGAACGGTTCACAGGCTACTTCGCCATTCAACATCGCGATTGCCGCACGGTTTCTGGCTGGTGATCCACTGAAGAATGCGCCCTTGCGACCCTCTAGCGGCAAATATCTGCCATCTGATGACAGTACCACCTTTGTGGTACGGGCATTTTTGCCAAGGTCAACCGAATGGATCATGACGGCTTCAGCCCTGAGATCGCGCATCAGTAGGCCACCTGCACCAGCTACATGCTGATCGTCCATCAACACCGGCATAATATCGCGACTAAGCATTGAGCCGACAAGCTTATCCTGCTGCTCGTAGATGATGTAGCCAGCCAGACCAAAGACGCCCAGACCGATAACTGTCGCCAGCTTGAACGGGCTGTCGATCCATTTTACGAGATCAAGCGCCTTGTCGATTGGTCCACCGGGAGGCTTGGGAGGTGCGGCAACTTCAGCAGGCTTGGCAACAGGCTTCTTGCGAGCAACAGGCTTCTTTGCCGGTGGCTTCTTTGCTGCTGTTTTTTTGACAGGTGGTTTTGCCATTATGCCATCCAAACCGCTAGGGCAAGTAGTCCTGCCATGATTGCCAAAGCCGCTAACACAACCAGCCCCA